AAACGCGACGATCACCGTGGCCGCTCAGGCCTCTGCATTCAGCGCCTCCACGGTTTACCTCCTGCTCACGCCCGTCTGGTATGCGGTAGGCGCGGGCACACTCGCCGCTGGCTCATTCCGCAAATACGACCTAGCGACCAATACCTGGACGACACTGGCGCAGACCGGCCTGCCATCGACCATCGGCACCGACTCCGCGCTCGTGACAACTCCCTCGTGGCAGGGGGCAGGATTTAACCCATTTGCCACAGGCACGGCCACAGCGGGCGCGGCGTCCACGCTCACAAACTCGGCGAAAAATTGGACCGTCAACCATTGGGCGAATTACCAAGTGCGCATAACGGCGGGCACCGGCGCAGGGCAGACCCGCACCATCACCTCTAACACCGCGACGGCGCTCACTGTAGGAGCTGCCTGGACGACCGCACCCGACGCGACCTCGGTCTACAACATCGAGGGCAACGACGATTTTATTTACTACATGGGAAGCAATGCTGTCGGCCTCATTCGTTACTCGATCTCCGCTAACACCTGGACGACGCTCACGCCGACCGCTGCCCGCGCAGGCGCGCCCGGAGTGGGAATGAGCGCGCATTGGGTATGGGGGGCCACGAAAAACGACTGGACTGCCGAGAACACGATCCGCAACGGGCAACGCATTTACTCATTCCGAGGCGGCGGCGGCGCGGTGCTAGATTATTACGACATCGCGGCCAACACATGGGTGAGCGGCGTCATTTACTCGCCCGCCGCAGAGACCTTCACGACGGGCAGCAAGAGCGCCTACTACGGGAATTTTCTCTACATCCAAAAAGACGCGACCATGCGGTGGTTCCGCTACGATTTGACCAGAAGCGAAATGGTCGGCTGGACGACGCTCAACAATGTGCAGGGCGCGGCTGTCGTGGGCAACACAGCCTACATCTACCCCTACACCGATGGCCCGACCACGATCCCGTATGTGTATTTCATCGGCAACACCTCCACGATCCACGAGCGGCAAATGGTGATATGAGCTTCGAAACAATAAACAGGCACCTCGACATCGTTCTCAAGCTCTCAGCTCCTGCCGGGGTTGCAATCATGCTCTACCTGCAGACTCAATTCGTGACGCGCGTCGAGTTTTCCCAAACGGCGGAGCGGACGGATGCCCGGCTTCGAAAAATCGAGGATGTGCTCATACGCATGGAGTCCGCTGCCGAGGTGGACCGGCGCCACGATGTCGCGCTCGCCGACCACGAGACCCGCCTCCGCACGCTGGAAAGGGGGGGGGCGAAATGATGTGGGACATCCCAGCCATGGTGAAGACTGGCCTCGACATCCTCGACAAGGTAGTGCCCGACGCCGACGCCCGACGCCGCGCCCAAGAGGCATGGCAACTCCGCGTGCTGGAAATCGCCGCGCAGGAAGCGACTCAACAAAGCCAGACCAACACCGCCGAAGCCTCCCACGCCTCGCTCTTCGTGAGCGGCTGGCGGCCAGCAGTCGGCTGGGTGTGTGCCTTCTCGTTTGGATGGATTTGTTTCGGCCAGCCGATTTTCAGTTGGACCTATGTTCTCATCACCAAACAACCCGCGCCAGTCATACCCCTGCCAACCGAAATGCTAATGACAACCCTCCTCGGAATGCTTGGCCTTGGAACGCTGCGCACCCTCGAAAAAATCAAAGGAGTCAACGCCAAATGAAAACCCTCGCCCTTTTCCTCTCGCTTTTGCTTGTAGGCTGCGCTGGCCCGACGAACCCTGAAGCCTGGATGACGCGTGAGCGCAACGCCTGCCTCCCGACAGCCATCGCCATGGCCGAGGGGCTCAAGCGCCAAGGCATACAGGCCCGCGTTCTCATATACAGCTACCGCGCCAACGGGCGGCAGGCGGGGCACGCCCTCACCGCCTACCTTTACCCTCGCGGCAAAAACACGCTTTGGACATACGACTACGAAGGCTCCTGGCGCACGCGCGCTTACTGGGACGACCCAGCGGGCATCGCCACTGCCGCCGAGCGCCTCCGCTCCCGCCACCACAAGATCGACTCCGCATCCTTCCAATGAATCCCGCCCAACTCGCCCTCGGCCTACTCCTCCTTTCCTTTGCTTTCCTCGGCCTAGCCTTCCTCCTGCGATGATTACTTAATCTTTAAACTTCTACTCCCCCCTCCCCCCTATGACCTACGACGAACGCACGGAACGCAACATCTCAACTTTGCACCCGGCTGTGCAGCCGCGAGCGCGGGAGTTTATGCGCTTGGCAACCGACCTTGCAGGCAAGCATGGCGTGGTGGTGCGCATCATCTCAGGACTCCGCAGCTACGCCGAGCAGGATGCGCTCTACGCCAAGGGACGCACGGCGCCGGGGCCAAAAGTCACCAATGCCCGAGCGGGTTTTTCCAATCACAATTTCGGCACGGCCTGGGACATCGGTCTCTTCAAGGGCAAAACTTACCTCACCGACTCGCCCATCTACACCGAGATCGGCCAAGCCGCCCGCAGCCTGGGGCTCACATGGGGAGGGGATTTCAAATCTTTCAAAGACACACCGCACTACGAAGTGCCAACCGGCCTCACCCTCGCGCAAATGCGGGAGCGTGTGGCCACAGGAAAGGACATATTCGCATGAGCAAAACCAAGCAACAAACCCGCAAGGCCGTGCTGGAGCGCATCCACGCACCGGCCATCCGCGCCCTACTTGACACGCTTCCCCATAATTAAAGGAGCATGCCAGACGACGCCACAATCACTGAAGGAGATGCCGGGTTTCTCGGCATGGCGTCGCGTCTCAACCCGCTCCAGCTCCAACCGGGCATGGTGCAATACAGCGAGAACATGCGCCTGGACCGTGGCGTGGCCCAGACGCGCAAGGGCGCAAAACGGCTGGCAGAGGCCATCGGCAATATCGGCGAAGCGCTCACGGTGCCATTCCAGCTTGGGGTGGATAAATCCATAACCTCCATAACTCGCGGAGGCACCGGCAACCTCACCGCCACAGCGACTCTCACCGCGCATGGCTACGCGACCGGTGACTATGTGAACACTCGCGGAGCCGCTCAATCGCAATACAACGGGAACTTCTACATCACGGTGACAGGCCCAAACGCCTTCACCTACACTATGACGGCGGACCCCGGCGCATCGGCCAGCGGCACGCTCATCGCCAATCGCGGGCCGGTGGTGCAAACCACCTACACCGGCGGCATCATAGGCGCTGGCATCTACTCCTCCCCGCGCCTGGACAACTCAAATGAATACATCGTCCTTGCCGGGCCAAATGCCGCCTATCTCTGGAGGAATGGAGCGAGCCTGCAAGGCATCGCCTACCCGACCACCGATACCCTTGTCGCCGGGGATGACATTGAAATCATCCAAGCCTTTGACAAACTCTACATCTTGCGCACGCGGGCGGAATCGCTCATCCGCCTTTCCACCCTTACGCAGACGACCGGCACGGCCACGGCCACCACGCTTGGCACGCACCCCTACCAGACCGGCGAGGTGGTGCGAATCAGCGGCGCGGTAAATGCGGGATACCTGGCAGACTTCCAAGTGACACGCATCAGCTCGACACAATTTTCCTTTTCGGTGCCCTCGGGCACAGTCACGCCGGACACCGGGCAAATCATCGCCCAGCGTGTGCAGCCCGCTTTGGTGTGGGATGGCGTGCTCACCAACACCTTCGCCCGAGTGGCCCAAGGCTCGCATCCGCTCGGCGTCACCTACTCACGCCTGCCATCGACAAGCACGGCAACCTACCTCAATAACCAACTCATCATCGCCCGCAACCGCGACGAAGTCCTTATTTCCGATGTCTTCGACGCGGAGACCTACGACCCCGTTTTGAAGAGCTTCCGCGCCAATGCGGGCTCCAACGACTACATTGTGGCATTGCATCCGTATGCCGAAGGCCAAGTGCTTGTCTTCTGCCGCAAATCCATCTGGCTCGCCACAGCGGCTATCGGAACGGATGGCGTGTCGATGGATGCCGCCAATAGCAGCCTGCAACTCCTCACCAACGAAGTCGGCTGCTCCGCCCGCCGGAGCATTGCCACCGCAGGCGTGTATGTGTTTTTCCTATCGGACAACGGCGTTTACCGCCTCGACAATCAATTTGACCTCAAGCTGCGCGGCAGCACGCAGACGCTCTCGGACCCCATCGCTGACCTGGTGGACGGCATCAATGCGCAAGCGGCCTACCTGAGCAACGGGATTTATTTCAACAACCGATACTACCTCGCCCTCCCGCTCGGCACCAGCACACAGCCAAACAGCCTCTTTGCTTTCAATATGCTCAACCAGCAGTGGGAAAGCCGCGACACCTACGGCTTTGCCATAGACCGCCTGCTTGTCTCGGACTACGGCACCGAACGCCGCCTCTTCGCATCCACCACGACCGGCAAGCTCTTCCTGCTCGATGAGCATGAGACCGGCACCGACGACACACTGAGCGGCCTGGGCACTACGACCGTGAACGGCCTCCTGCTCTCGCGCCGCTATGGATTCGACAGCCTCAACACCAAGCGCCTCCTGCGAGCCAAAGCCAGCGTCGTGCTCGATGCCGGGTCCGCCTGCACGCTCGACGCCGTAACCACCGACTACGACAAAGATTTCCAAATCGCCACACTCACAAACACCAGCGGATCCGCCGAGGACTACACGATTAAAGCGCCGCTCCGCTGCAAAGCCACCGCCCTTGACCTGCGCTTCCGCACCACATCCGGCCGCCCGCTCCTGCGCGCCCTCACCGCCGAAGCGACACGCTCCGGGGCGGATTCGCAAACCACCCGCACGCTGAATTGACCACAGAGGACACAGAGACCACAGAGGACGCCTCTTAAAACTTAATCCTTAAAACTTAAAACTCACACCATGGCTACCGTAACCCCAGGCAAAATTTTTACCTCCAACGAAATCGTCACCCCAGCAAACCTCAACCTGCTCGGCACGCCGACCGTGGCGCTGGCGGATGGTGAGGTGACTACGGCGAAGTTAGCTCCCTTAACCCGGCAGGCACTTCTTCCCGCTGGGGCCATCATGCCGTTTGCCATGAACTCCGCGCCAAGTGGTTGGCTCGCTGCTAATGGATCGGCAGTGTCTCGCACAACTTACGCCGCCCTCTTTGCGGCCATCGGGACAACTTACGGTGCTGGCGATGGCAGCACCACATTTGCCCTGCCTGACTTGCGTGGATATTTCGTGCGCGGTTCAGGAACAAACAGCGATGGCGTTGCCGCTGGCACTTTTGGAGCCAAGCAAGCGGATGCCGTTGGACCGCATACGCATTCGGGAACCACTGAAGTAGATTCACCAGATCATACGCATGAAGTTTCACCATCAAACCAAAATACAGGGGGAGGCGGAATAAATGCAAGCACAGGTGAAGCATATATAGGAACCCGCACAAGTGGCGCAAGCACTCGCCACCAGCACGGCTTTACCACCTCCAGCCAAAGCCCCGCAAGCACCACCGAGACCCGCCCGCGCAACATCGCCATGTTGTATTGCATCAAACTTTAACTCCATCCCCTTACCCCCTAACACCTAATGGCTAAGAAGAAGAAATCATCCGCGCCACCCCAGGCGCAGCAGATTGACTACGGCAAGCTCATGGCGCAGAGCAACGAGCAGGCCAAGTCGCAATACCGCGACCAAGTGGCCGCACAGATCGAAGCCTACCCGCAACTCGAAGCCCTTCAGCTCGGCACGATTGGCAAACTCTCTGATAGCCTCTCTGGCAACAACAACGCCTACACCCGCCGCGCCACCGACCAGCTCATCGCCGCCGAAGACCAAGCCACTCAACTCGGCCGCATCGGCGACTACACCGAGCAACTCGGCTACCAAGCCGCCCGCGACCTTGAAGGAACGGACATCGAACGCGAGCTCCAACGCCAAGCCACCAGTGAACTCGCCCTCGGCCGCAGCCTCACCCCCGAGCAGGAGCGCCAAGCCACCCAGCAAGCCCGCGCCGGGATGTCAGCCCGTGGCCTTGGAGTCGGAACTGGAGCCCTCGCTGCCGAAATCCTAAACCGCGACGCTTACGCCACCGAGCGCGAAGCGAGCCGCCGCAACTTCGCTGGATCCACCAATCAAATGCTCGTCGGCAACCGGCAAAACCGCATCGGCCAAGTCGGCACCATCCTCGGCCAGTCTGCCAACACCAGGATGAACCAAGCCAACCTCCGCAGCAGCCTTGCCGGAGCCAACATCACCATCGACCCCTACGCTCGCGCCATGAACCCAGCCCTCGGCATGGGGGCCAGCACCCTCGGTAACTCCGGCCAGATGATCGGCAACACCTACTCAAACGCCACGCAGATGGCTGGAAATGTCGCCGGAGTCAACGCCTCCATGCTCGATTCCCGCTGGAACACCGTGCAAAACAACAACGCATCCCTGCAAAGCTCTTACATGGCGGCCAAGGCCAGCGACAACGCCGCAGGCTTGGGCCTCCAGGGAGCAGCCATGGGAGCCAGCGCCGTCATAGGTGCCGCAGCTGCCGCCTGCTGGGTAGCCCGCGCCGCCTTCGGCACGGCCACTACTCGTTGGGTGGAATACCGCCGCGCCATGCTACGCCATGCCAGCGACCGCACGATCCGCCTCTATTGCCAGCACGGCCAATCCATCGCCGCCGCCATCACCACGCCACTCCGCCGCCTCATCGCCCGCCTCACGCTCCGCACCCTTCAATGGTCCTGGAACTAACAGAGAAAATCCGACTCGAAGGAGCCCACCGCGCCTGCACTCCAGAGCAAACGCTGGAGCGCATGCGGCCGCATTTTCACGCCGCAGGAATTACCCGCCTCGCCGAGATCACCGGGCTCGACCGCATCGGTATCTGTGTCGCCCAGTGCATTCGGCCAGATGCCATCGTGCTGGCCGTGGATTCTGGCAAAGGAGCCACCCCCGCCGCAGCAAAATGCTCGGCCATGATGGAAGGCTTTGAGCGCCATGTCGGCGAGACCAGCCGCCCTCGGCACATACTTGCCACCGCAGTGCAACTCGGCGACAAAGCCGAGACACGCCTGCCGCTTTCCAAGGGAGCTGTCTTTCACCCCCACGCCCTCATGCCATGGACCGAGGTGCGCGGCCTACAAAGTGGAGCCGCCCGCATGGTGCCCACCGACACCGTGCGCCTCCTCGCCCGTCCAGACCCCGCTCCGCTTACCAGCCTGCCATTTGCCTACACAAGCAACGGCCTCTCCTCTGGCAACACCTACGCCGAAGCCGTCGCCGGTGGCCTCTACGAATGCATCGAACGCGACGCCACAGCCATTGCCCAGCACAGGCTGCAAGATTTCCCCCGCGTCGATCTCGATACCATCACCGACCCCACCGTAGCCCGCCTCGTCCGCACACTGCGCGATGCCGACATCACTCCCGTGCTCCTCGATGTCACCAGCGACATCGGACTGCCCACCTACATAGCCTACCTCATCGACTGCGAGAGCGGCTGCGGAGTCAATAAAGGCTACGCCGCCCACCTTGATCCAGCCGTGGCCCAAGCCCGCGCTCTCACCGAGACCATCCAAGCCCGCGCCGTATGGATCGCCGGGAGCCGCGATGATTTCCTCCACGCCCGCTACGAGAAGGTCAAAGCCACCGACTCATCCGCAATCCTTGCCCGCCTCTACAAGCACACCACCACCAGCGCAAACGCCCATCCCGACCGATCCGGCGACACTTTTGAGGCAGACATAGACGCCCTCCTCGATCTCCTCGATGCCGCCGTTGTCCCCGAGCCACTCGTCTATGAGTTCACCCACGACTACCCATGCAGCGTCGTGCGAGTCATAACACCCACGCTGGAAGGCTACACCTTCGACTACTCGCAACCAGGCCAACGCGCCAGGAGGGCCAAATGAAAATCTTCCTCGGCCCCACACGCCCCTCAAATATCCCCGCCGATGCCGACCTCCGCCCACCGGCGCAGCAAGGCGACATCGCCGCCGCCGCTCTCGAAGGTCCAGATACCATCCTCCTCATCGACGGCCTCTTTCACCAAAGCCTCGCCCCATGGCACAAGGAAATCCTCTTCGCCATCGAGCAAGGATGCCGCGTCATCGGCGCAGGCAGCCTCGGTGCACTCCGCGCCGTCGAGTGCGCCCGCTATGGAGCCGAGCCCGTCGGCATCATCGCTGGGTGGTATGCCGACGAATCCTGCAGCGACGATGCCGATGTAGCCCTCGCTCACGGCCACGCCGAAGACGGCTACCGCGCCCTCTCCATTCCAATCGTTAACCTCCGCGCCACCGCCGAGTGCCTCGTCGCCGACGGCCTCCTGCCCGCAGCCGACCTCGCAGGCATCCTCGCCACAGCCCGCAGCATCTACTATGTCGAGCGCAGTTGGCCCCGCCTACGCCAAGCCCTCGGCCCCGTAGCAGACCTCCTCCGCGAGAACTACCGCGACCAGAAAGCCCTCGACGCCGAGGAAGCCATACGCCACGCCCAGCATGTCGCCGCTCCCATCCAGCGTGACACTCCCCAGCACACGCACAGCGCCTATTTCCTCGCCCTCCTCGCCAACGACCTGCCAACCGGCGACGGGCAACGCCAGCACCACCTCACCAGCGAAGCCGACCGCACCCTCGCCACCGACCGCCACCTTGTCTCCGAGTTGGCCCAACTCCTCGGCATCGTCACCACACCCGAAGACATCTTCGCCGCCAGCACCCGCATGTGGCAGAGCCTCGGCATCACCGACCCCACCGCCGCGCAAGCCTGGCTCACCGACCACGCCTGGACCGACCAGCAATGGTTCGCCCACGCCCAACGCGAAGCCCTCCGCCAAGCCGCCCGCGATTGGCACGCCGCCAGTGGAGCCTGCTTCGATACCGTCCCACTCACCCTCGCCCATAAACTCCTCAACCCCACCTAATCCCCCATGCAATACGCCCCCGCCGTCACCGACCGCTCTGCCGAGATTTACGCCCAAGGAGCCAACAACGCCGCCAACCTCCGCGCCCAAGGAGTCGCAAACATGCAGAACTCCCTCACCTCCTCGTTCAACACCGTCATGGGCATGGTCAATAAGCGCGTCGAACAGAACAATCAAGACAACGCCAAAATGGAGCAATCCATGGCAAGCGGCCAAGCCATGATGAGCCTCTCCGACAACTACGGAGAGCAAGGCGAAAAATTCAAAATCTCCCTGGCTAAAGCTCTCGAAGACACCAAAGGCAACGCCAACAAAATGTCCGGCGCAGTCATGGCCCACGCCGCTGAGTTTGAAAACATGCAGAAACAGCAGACGGTCAAAAAGCAATACGAAGCTCTTGGAGCCGCCTACACTCAGAAAGCTGCCGTTCGAGGAACTTCTAATCCCGCCCTTTCGGTCGAAGTCGCCGATGGTATTGACATCTGGCAGTAAAATATCCACATGGCCTCCCCAGCACAAACTGCTTATGTAAACACCGTGCCGCTGCCGCCGATGGACCCCAACGCGGACCCGAATAGCATTCTTCCAACCGGCGCGGCGTTATCGGCTCTCGACCCCAGCTATCCCGCCACGGCACAACAGCCTGTCGGCAGCGCGATGGATGCCATGGACGGGCAGGAAGAAGAGCCGTTGGACGACTTGGCCGCACAGCTTGCCGCGGGCCGACGCATTCGCATTACAAGCAAAGAGCAATGGGCAGCCATGTCTCCGCACCAGAAGGAAGTTGTCCGTGCCGCTATGTCTTCCGGCGGTCAGATTACCTCCAACAACGCCGTGCGCATCTACCAGGACAGCGTGAAACGCGCCCGCGCCACCCAAGTCCAGACTATAACAACCAGCGACGGCCGCAAGGTGGACATGGTGAACAACCAGATCATCCCGGCGGCTAAGGAAGTAGAGCCGCAAAAACGCGAAATCAGGGAAACGGCTGACGGCTTGCGAGCTATTGATCCCCTCACCGGAGAATCATTCCAAGTTTACGATAAATACTCAGGCTCCGCTGTAACTGGTAAGCCCAAAATCTCGGAAGACAACCGAGTGCAATTTAACCAGGCGCACATCGAGCTTCAGCGCATCCAAAACGAGTTGAATCAAGTCAACGCTATTCCGACTAATAAGAAAGTGACCCAGGACGACAATGGAATGTGGGTTCCTTCAGATAGTTTCTTTGGAGGAGAAAACCCAGAGAAGGTTAAAGCGCGATTGCTCAAGGATGCGGATTTTCAAAGCGAGAAGATCCGCAAGATCGACCCGACCAACTCGGTGAGCGCATCGGGCGCAACTCCTTCGCCATCCCCCACGCCCAGCGTGACGCCATCCCCGACTCCCCGCCCGAACCCTATGCCCACTCCTTCTGGAAACATTAGCAAGGCTCAATACGACGCCCTTGCACCAGGATCCACCTTTACCTGGAACGGCAAGACCTACACCAAAAAATGAGTTGGGCACCCGCTGAAGTTCTTGAAGAGGATTTTACCCCTCCAGAAGTTTTCAATGCTGCTGAAGATTTTGTTCCTCCCGAAACTCTTGACCCCGCACTTCCCGCCGCTGTGCCATCCGCCGTGCCGCAGCCGGATGAGGCGATTGATTTCCTGCGCGATGCCGAGCGCAACGGCCAAGCCGCCGACGACCAAGGCATAAAGGAAGGTATCTTCCCCCAAGGCAGCACGCCGTGGAAGACCCTCGATGGCCGTCTCTACATCGACCCCGCCCGCTACAACATGGCCGTGGAGCAAATGTGGAACCTCGGCGTAATCGACTCCACAAACTACACCGAACTCCTCAAAGGCACGGTGGACCAATGGGACGAAGCCAGCCAGAGCTACATACCCAGCGTCGAGAAAGCCACCGCCGCCCGCCGCGACCTGGAGCGCCGCGCCGGTGCCTACCCCGAAGCCAAAGCCGCCGCCTCCGGCCTCCTCAAGGGAGCCATGCAGACGGGAGCCGCCCTTGTCGCAGGCCCGGCCACCGCCGCCGCCACCATCCCGACCGGCCCTGGTGCAGTGGTTGCCGGTATTGCCGGAGGCACAGCCGCAGCCCTCGGCACAGGAGCCGCCTACGACAAAGCCCTCGAAGCCTCGGCCAAGGAGAGCGATCTGCTCGATAGTTTCTACGCCGCCAACCAACTCGCCCCAGGCTACAACTCCGCCGGCCAACTCGTCTCGATCCTCGCCCCGACTCCCGTATCGGTCTCGCGCCTGGCTAACGCCGCCAACCTCATCCGCGCCGAGAAGGGCGGAGCCGAAGCCGCCAAGTTTATCAGCGGAGCCCTCGGCACTGGAGCCTCCATAGGCGTGGGAACGGATGTCGCCATCCAAGCCGCCAACATTGGCCTGGATAAACTCATCCACCCCGAGATCAACCCCCTCATCGCCGCCGAGCAATACCGCCAGACAGGCCAGCAGCCGCCGCAACGCCCCGAGTTTGACCCCGCCAGCACCGCCATATCCGGCACCCTCGGCGCACTCACCGCAGGCATCGGCGTAAAGGCCCGCAATAAAACCTACGCCCCCGAGGAGCTTGTCACCCTGGAAAACCAAGTCCGCACCGGCCGTGCCAGCCGACAAGAAGCCGAGGACTACAATGTCATGCGCCAAGCGGTGCAAACCCTCCGCGCCGACGAACGCCTCATCGACGCCCAAGCCATCCGCCGCGCCACCGTGGACGCCGCAGGCTTCCGCTTCCTCGACACCACCGAGATCATCAACCCCCGCTTCCAGCAAGCCGCCCTTGCAGACGCCGGATTCACCCCCCGCCCAAGCCAACCCGCCATTCCTTATGCCACCGAGAATCCCGTAGCCGCCATCCCTCTACAAGGCCAACCCGCCGCCTACACCGGCCAAGCGTTCCTCAACCGTGGCGGCGCAGCCCCCGCCTTCCAAGGCGGCAGCAACGCCCTGCCCGGCCCCGAGGGAATCCAAGCCCTACCAGGACCGGCGGCAGTTAACCTACAGGTTAACCCTCCCGAGACCTTCGACCCTTCGACCGCAACAGAAATCCCCCCGAACACCTCTACGGCCCCAGCCGCCGCAAGTGGAGCGCCTGAAGCGACAGGCTCACCCGAAGTGATCGCCGGGGAGGGGGCCTCTGTTTCCAAGCCCAAGCGCAGGTTCCCTCGCATATCCTACGATCCCGCTATGTTTCCTGTCCTCTCCGCGCTGCAAGAAAGCCCAATGCGCCCCAGCGCCAGCGGCAAAGCAGGCGGGGAGAATGACAACTGGAATGAGATACGCCGCACCGGCAGGCACTTTGCCGAGACGCACCGCTCCACCGGCAAGCCCTACGATGTCCGCGCCGAGGAACTCTACCGCGACCGCGTTATCTCTGACCCATCTCCCGACGCCCTATTCAACGCCTACATGGCCGAGGTGAATAGCTACCGGCAGCTCAAGGATGGCGACCCGCAAGAAGCCGAATACAACAAGCTCCAAAAGCAATACGACAATTTCTCGAAAGCCGCCCTCGATCCATCCGACTCCAAGAAAGCGAAGCTGCAACCCATCTCTGCAAGCTCGCTACAAATCGGCGACAAGGTAAAGATCGGCGACGAGTGGCTCAATGTGAAAGCCATCGACCCCGAGACATTCACCATCTCCCTGCAAGACGGCACAAAATTTGGCCTCCAAAAAGTGGAAGACGGCACGCAAATGTGGGTGCAGGAAGCCGAGCTCGCCGCCCCGCCCACCGGCGACATCGACAACTTCTTTGGCGAACCCATCGACACGCCTGCCCCTGCCAAGCAGGACGATCCTTTCTCCGGCAATATCTTCAACCCGTCCGAAATGCCATTCAGCCTCGACCGCCCGGTGCTGGATGACAGCCTAACAATTCAACGCGAAGCCGACGAAGCCAAGCGCCAACAGGCGGCCTACGAGGAAGCGCAAAAGGGGCAAACCAAAATGGCATTTGCCGACGCTGGGCCGCAAGGGCCGGTCATGCCCGCAGCGGCCACCATCCCCAAGCCCGCCCTCGAAACCTACAACGACGCCCAAGTCTTCGCCGACTACCCCGACGCCGTGGGTGTAGTGCGTGCCATGAATGGCACCTGGACCATGCCGCTCATCCTCGGCGGCCTGGACAAGGTGCCGGTGGTGGAGATGCCCGAGGCGGTGGAGTTTGTCAAAGCCCTCTCCGGCGGCAGCCCCACGGTGCAAATTCCTCGCAAGCGCAATGCGCTGGGGAGCTTCAGCCCGAACGGCCAAGGCGTCATCACCCTGCACCCCGACCTCATCAAAGCCGGTGGAGAAGCCTCGGCCATGATGACCTTCATGCACGAGATCGGGCATAACATCCAATTCATGGATGATTTTAAGATGGAGAAGGGGAATCTCCTGGGAATCATTTCTGGAAACCCAACGCTCAAGCAAAGCATCCCGCTCGATCCTAACCCCGCGCCGGTGGAAGGCTGGGCCTACAGCCAGCAGCCCATCACCAGCAAGCAACGGGAAGCCATCCGCAAGAAAGCCGAGGCCGACCTCCGCGCCTCCCTCGAAGGCGAAGTGCGCAAGGTGATCGTCAACGAACCCATCTACGCACAGAGCGGAGTCACCCCCGAGATCGTCAAGGGACTCTTCGGCCTCGATGCCCGCGAGCAGTGGCCAGAACTCTACGATTGGTTCGCCCGGCAAGATGGAGCCACCAAAGCCAACATCGTCAAGCAGGCCATGAAAGGGATCCTCGACAGCCGCCTGGCAAAGTTCCAAGTGCAAGGCGAGCAGATCGGCACCAACACCCGCGAGGAAACGCAGAACATCGGCGGCCGCGAGCCGACCCAAGACGAACTCCGCGAAGCATTCCACGCCGCCATGCGCAGCGAGATGAACGCCCGAAATGTGGCCGACCTCAAATACATCCGCCAAGAACTCATCGACCTGACCAAATGGTGGAAGCCCTTCGACATTACCCGAGCCACCCCCGAGCACCTCGCCTACCGCTTCAGCCCCGAGGAACTCTTCGCCGACGCCATGAGCGTGCTCCTCAACAGCCCAGCCGACCTCAAAGCCCGTGCCCCGATTTTCTACGACACCTTCTGGAACAACCTCGACGCCCGCCCTCAAGTCAAAGCCAAGCTGGTGGACATCTACGACCGCATCAGCAAAGGCCGCGACGCCGTGCTGGATAAGCGCCAAGCAAGGGACTGGGAGAACTATGGCAAGGGCGACCAGGCATTCCTCGATGCGTTCAATAAAGCCACCTCCCGCCGCGAAGCCCTCACCGGGCTTTGGGAAAATCTCAAAGATCAATACTACGACGAATTTTATCCGCTCACATCGGCCATCGAGCAAGGCCGCAGGGAAGGCAAGCTACCGGCAGCCGAGAACGATCCCTACCGCTACCTCACCGAGGAGCACCCTATGGCGGACGGCCGCCTGCAACTGCGAATGATCGATATGCAGCGCGTGCTCATGGGCCTCGATAAGGTTGGCCTGCCGCATTACAAGCTGGACGATTACCTGCGATACACGCGTATCGCTTTTGAGAAATACGAAGTCACCAAAGAAGTGGACGGGCAAATGGTGACGCTTGGCTATGAGTTAAGCCCTACCAATTTCAACCCCGAGGGAGAAACCCAGCGCACCGCACAAGACCGGCTCGACTACATGCAAAGGAATATGTCGCCAGAGCAATGGGCCGTCTTGCAGCAATCGGCCAAGGATTTTCGAGATCAATTCCAGGATGTCGTCAAATTTTACTGGGAAGAGGGAATGCTTTCGGACGAGCTGTGGGAGAAATTTAGCACGAACGATAACTACGCCACCTTCACGGTCATGGAATATGTGAAGGGCTACACATCCAGCCGCATGGTAGCCAGGCAGGGCACCGTCAAGCCCATCTACCGCCCAACAGTGGAAATGCCTAAGAAGATGGTGAGTATGTTCCGCGCTGCTCAAAGAAATAAATTTAAGCGCGTCATGGTGCCGCAACTCACCAGGGCAAATCCTGACATCGCCAAGCCAGCGCCCATGAAATTCAACGGCAAATTCATGGAGCCGCAAAAGCCTACAGAAGAGGGCTACGAACTCGTCACATGGCGGGAGAAGGGCCAAACCGTAGGGGCCCATGTGCGCACCCGCTGGGCCGAAGCCGTAAACCACCACTCTCCGGCTATGGGTGATGTCATCCTCAAAAGCCTAAACTGGGGATTCCGCGAATCCGTTTACAAGCTCATCATCCAATACAACCCGAACTTCCAGCTCTTCACAGGACCGGTGAAGGATTTTGGCAGGGCATTGGTCAACCAACCAGGCGGCATCAAAGGCAGGCTGTCCCTCATCAAGAACATAAGCAAGGATGTGCTGGCCCTATCCCAAAGCCGCGACGGCCGCCGCGTGCTGCTGGAATTTACCGGCACATCGCTCGCCGGTATTGTTGGGGCAACAGGTGGAGCCGCCTTGGGAAGCGCAGCGGGCCCGGCTGGCATGGCCCTCGGTGGAGTCGTGGCCGGTAATGCTGCAACCTATGCGGGATTTTTTGCCGGGCGTATGTTTGCCGCCGCCATCGAGACACTGCCATGGCTGCCGGACGATCCCTCTGCCTCGGTAGATTGGGCACGCGGCGACCTGGGGCGCAACGCCCTCATGCGCGAGATGATCGAGAACTACGCTATCGGCGGGCCATGGGCCTACCTCGGGCGAGGCACGGCCACCAGCAATCCAGACAAAGCCATCGATGCACTCATGGCAAAATTCAATGTCGGCGGGGAAGCAAAGTCCCTCCCGTGGATTTACAGGCAGGTTGCCAACTATTTCAACGATGTGGAATTTGCCGGTCAAATCCTGCAAAACATCCCCAAGACATCGAGCTACACCGTCAACACCCGCACGCTGAAAATGCCTAAGGACAAGGCCGCCTATTGGGTGCGCAACCATATCGGCCTTCCCAACACCGCCAAGAAAGGCAAGCACATTGGCAATTTCCAAGCCCTCGCCCCATTCGCAAACATTTTTGTCCGCTCCTTTGAAAGCATGGCAAAGCTCTTCGGTGGCAAGGAGGCGGCTACCATGTCGCGCAAGGAATACATCCTCGCTTATTTCCTGCTTGGATTCGGAGCACTTCAAATCCTGCAACGCATGGCCAAAGAAGGAATGCTCGGGGAAGACCTGGAGAAAGCTTATGCCGGAGCCAGCGAATACGACATCACCAACAAAGTCGTAGTCCCTCTCGGCGTCGTTAATTCACCGACTGGTTCAAAGTCCGCGCTTATGACCTTGCCGGTGGATGATAACCATCGCTGGATAGGAGCAATCTTTTCCAAGATCACAAAGGCCATGTGCCGCATGGCGCAAGGCCGCCCGCTCGACATCGGCGGTCTGGACATTCTCACCGGCATGACGGCATCTTTGCCTGGGCAAAACCCAGTCATTGAAATTGGCGACAAGTGGGTCCAATTTTTCACTAACAAGGATCCCGTCGATCACCGCAACCAGCCCATCCTTTCCGAGGACGAGAGGAAAGTCGGCGGGCTCTACGCTTTCAAGCCAATGCTGGGCTGGACCCTCAAGGAATCCGGCGTAGCCAATTTCTTCAAATACGATCCGAGAGCTTCCACCTTCACCGAGGCCGCCGTCGGTTCCGTGCCGGCATTCAACCGGTTCTTGAAAATCACCGACACCGGCACGCGTGAAGACCAGCGCCAAGCGGAAGACATCGAAGGCATCGTCAAAGCCAGATACCGGCTCAACATGCCGCCCCAAGTCACCGCCCTACGGCAAGAATACTTCTGGCTCCGCACACGCGGCGAAGCACGAACCATGCGGGAGAACGACCGCTACAGCGACCTCCAGGTGTTTGAAAACCTTTTCCAGCGAAAGCTCGAAGAGGCCGACACCGAGGAAACCCTGGGGAATCACTCCAGCGCCCAAAACGCCATCCGCGAAATCATCCGAGAAAGCAACGCCGCACCATACAAGCAACGCTAAAGCGGCTTCGGGCGGTTGATGAGATTGTGGTAGTGATTAAATGTGGTCTGAATGTCCCTGTGCCGCAGTAACCGGCTCGCCACCTCGATGCCATCCCTCGCCGCAATCTGAGCGCCGTATTCTTTACGCAGGTTGTAAGCGCCCTTCTCCCCGTCAGGAATGTAGAGCCTCACAAATTCATTGATGCCGTAATGCGTCAGGTCAAAAGCCTCCGTCTTGCTTGTCCTGGGAATCACATACTCGCTCTCGCCTGCAAGCGCCTTCTGAATCAGCCGCAGCAACCGCGCCCGCATCGGCACGCGGCCGCTCCGGCCTTTGGGAGCCCAGTCGTCGCGCTTAATCAATACCAGGTCCGCCGTGCCATCCTCCTGCCAATCCACCCAGCTCCACTTGAGATATTGCACCTCGTCATTGCGCAAGCCCGCCTTGCGCATCAGCCAATAGATAGCCCAAACCCGAGCATTTTGACGCCGCAGCGGGATCCTCGCCGCCCGATCCATGCGCCGGAGCGCCTCGCGGTCAATAGGCTGATAACCCTCCGTCGTCGCCGAGCCCCCCGACACCGCCCAAAAATCCGTCAGATTCGGCAGCTTCAATTTTTCAAACAGGTAAAATCTTTTGCGGGCCACCACGCTCTTGATGGTCTGAACATCGGTATGGATGCCGCTCTCTGAGCGTCCCGCCTTTTTCTGGGCCTCAATCCATCCCCGCATCGCCGAGGCCGTCAGCACCAAGTGCGTGCTCTGCTCCTGCCAGTCCTGCCGCTCTGTCACCTCCTTAACAAAAGCCGCAAACCGGCTCAGGCTCTTCGTCACCGACGCCGCCGGTCCATGCTCCTTGTAAATCTCCGCCACCTCGCCGCACTTCGCAAAGCCCGGCCGCTTCACCACCGCAGCAATCTTGTGCTCATCCGCCGTCGCCAGCGCCAAGGCAATCGCCTTAGCCCTCACCAGCGCCGCCGCCTTCCCTGCCGCCGAGTGCACATGCACGCCCGTGCTCTTGCTCACCCGCTCGCCATCTACCTGGACGCGGAAATACCAAGTATTTTTCGCCGCAATCCAATCGACCGAAATCTCGCCATGTTTTCTCATAATAGGGACACCACTTTGGACACCACTTCGACCCTAAAAACAAAGCAAATCGCGCAAGCATTGCAAGCCCTCGAAAACCCAACAAGCAGCAATCTTCTGAGTGCTACAGAGGGAAAACGGCACAAGGACGCCACTTTGAGAGAAAAGGGGGAGTGCAGCCATGAGGAGTCGAACCTCAAACCTTCTGATCCGTAGTTTGCGGATGGGGCGTTCATTATTATTGACTTATGTTTAAGGTCGCCACTTTGGAGGCCACTTGCTACTTTCGGATTTGTCGCCATTCTTCGGGGTCGGGGCGTTCGGGGCGGCCGGTGGCGGTGTTGAGTTGGCGGCGGATCCAGGCGCTGAGTTTTTCGGGCTTGGCGGCTCGGACCCAGGCGCTCTTTTCTTCGGGGTAGCAGAAGAAGAGGATTTTGCTGGTCATGTTTTCGGCTCCTTCGGGGTCGCGGGCGTTGTTGCGGTTGCCGGTGTTGCCGTGGGGTTCGTTGAGTTCGGGTGTCATTGATTTATCGGGATGGGATGAGTTTCGTTTTAAATTTCGCGCCCTTCAGACATGCCGGAATTAGGCTGGGGGGTAATCCACACGGCATCCGGCATGGTTTCCGGGTTGTTTATCCCTCGCGGGGTGATTTCTACTAGCCGCCCGCCAATTTTTTTCACCTCTACGGGCGTAATGTAGCCAGCCCATCGGCGGTTGTAGCGCCCAGGTGTAAGAAAAGCGAGT